TTACTTTAGAAGCGATATCTATTTTTTTGCGGAGGGCATCTACTATTTTTTCATCTACGGTGTCCTCTGCAATAATATCAATATAAGTCATTTTTCTTTTTTGTCCGGCTCTATTTATTCTGGCTTCTGATTGAGTTCTTTTTTCTAAATCATAACCATTAGAATAATAAATCATTACATTACCTGCAGTAAGTGTAATACCATAACCACCTGTTTGTGGTGTTCCAATTAAAAATCTAACTTTACTATTTTCATCTTGAAATAATTTTATATTGTTTTGTCTAATCTCACTTGGTGTATCACCATAATAAGTAACATAAGAATCAGGACCATATTCTTTTTTAATTGCTTCAACTATTATTTCAATGTCGTATTTATAATGTGCCCATATAACAGCTTTGTTTTCTACTTCACTTAATATATCCATTAAAGCATCTAATCTCTCATTTTTTATTTTTTGTGTTGTTCCATCATCTGATTTAAAATGACCACAAGTTATTTGATGTAATCTCATCAATTGAACAAGAGCAGTTGCGGTTGTCATAAGTTTACCGCCTAATTGCGCTAAAGCTAATTGCTTCATAGAATCGTAAATCTTTTTTTGTTCTTTTGATAATTGAATAATTCTTTTTGTAAAAGAATAACTTGGAAGATCTAAACAATCTTCTTTTAAAACTCTATAAGAAAACTTTTCTATTCTTTCAGACAACTCATCTAAATTTCTATAACCAACAACTATTTGAACTGATCTTCCTCCAAAATTAGCTGTTCTTAAAACAGCATATCTTGTTTTAAAAGCGTAGTAAGAAGTATAGTCTAATAGTCCCTCATCTAAAAATTCACATTGTTTATATAAATCTAATGGAGATTTAGTAACAGGAGATCCAGTTAATATTCTTCTATACTTTGCAGATCTACCTAATTGAACAATAGATCTTGTTCTAATAGCATCTGGATTTTTAATAGTAGTAGATTCATCTATTGCCATTAAAGTTTCATGACAACTTAAAAATTTATTTGCAAATGTAACTCCATTTTTTGTAGATAAAGCTTCTACATTCATAACTAAAATATGAAGATCTGTTCCTGTTTCAAACAATGCATCCACTTCTTTAGATACTATTTCATTACCTTTCATAAAAGATGCTTTCCATAAAACCATCTTTTTTTCTATGTGTGTTGGCATGTGGTTTGGAATTTCTATATCAAACCAGTTTTGATAAACTCCTTTTGGAGCAACAATTAGAGCACCATTAATCTTTCCCTTATCATAAAGCATGGCTATGTTATCAATGAGAACTTTTGATTTACCAGTCCCCATTTCCATAAAGTAAGCAAAATGAGCTTTATTCCAGGACTTTTCTAACGCAGTTATTTGATGTGCGTATGGTTTAGTTTTAAACTTGTAATTCATAATATTTTACTTTATCTTTCTATAAAAATGCAGTATATCATAAATATAATTTAATTGTCAAGTAAAGAAAGATGAATTCAACAGTATACGTAATACAAGAATTACCTGGAACTAGAGCTGGCCAACCTAAATTTAATATTATGGGTGCAGCTAAATATGGTACATTAAAAGTGTTATTACCTGAATATTCTCAAATGGTATTGAGTCCAGGGCCTTTAATACTTAAATTAAGATCTTTATTAAAAGACTATACTGAAAAAGATTATTTACTACTTACAGGTGATCCTGCAATTATAGGTGTAGCATGTTCTATTGCTGCAGATATTACAAATGGTAAATATAATTTATTAAAATGGGATAGACAAGAACAAGTTTATTATCCAATAGAAATTAATTTATTTGAGAAAGGCTTGGTTGAAGAAAATTAATTTATCCTACATCTTGACATATTTATAATTTTAAATTATAATTAGTTCAAATGACAAAAATAGAAAGAAAGTTAACAATAAACAGAAAGTAATAAAATGGTAGAAAGCACAATAAACTTCGAACAAGATCAAACAGAATCATTGACTCAAGTTAATGATGCTAAATCTTTATCTAATCAAGTTCTTAAATTAAGAGACCTTGAAGATAAAATTGTTTTAGCAGAAAACAGTTTAAAAAAATTACAAGAAGAAGCAGATATTCTTTCAGGTGATGTCATTCCTACGATGATGCAAGAAATGAATATCTCAACATTGAAATTAGCAGATGGTTCCGCTGTAGAAGTGAAACCCATCTACGGTGCTTCTATTTCCGCTGAAAGGAAAGAAGAAGCATTTAACTGGCTTCGTACAAACGGCCTAGGTGATCTTATTAAAAATGAGGTTACCGTTTCTTTTGGTCGCAACGAAGATAACAAGGCAATTGCTTATGCAAACCTTGCGGCAGAGAATGGATATCAACCAGCCCAGAGATTAAAGGTTGAGCCCATGACTCTCAAAGCATTGGTCAGAGAGCGTATCGAAGCTGGGAAAGATATGCCCTCTGATCTATTTAACGTGTTCGCAGGAAACAGAACCAAAATAATAAGGAAATAAACATGAACAAAGCACAAAGTACAATGGACCAAGGAACAAAAAAGTCCAATGCAGTAGCTGAGAAAGTAGCTGCGGGAGCTTTAGCTGTTAGTCTTTTTGAAGAAGATGCAGATAAAGGTCTGAGTAATATGGGTCATGAAGACCTAGCATTACCTTTTCTTAAAATACTAGGACAACTATCTCCAGAAGTTAATAAGAGAGATGGTAAATACGTTCAAGGTGCAGAACCGGGAATGATTTATAACTCTGTAACAGGAGAGTTGTTTGATGGTGAAAAAGGAATTGATGTCCTACCATGTCATTACAAATTAGAATATATTGAATGGCAAGATAGAGGAGAAGGTTCTGGCGCTCCAGTCGGAATACATCCATCATCAAGTGATATATTAACAAAAACAAAAAGAGATGCTTCTTTTAAAGACAGATTACCAAGCGGTAATTATGTTGAAAAAACTGCAAGTCATTTCTTAATTATTTGTGGTCAAACTCAAACGACTGCTTTACTTGCTATGAAATCTACTCAATTAAAGATTAGTAGAAAATGGAATAGTATGATGGCAAGTATAAAGATGAAAGGTAAGAATGGATTATTTACACCGGCATCTTTTAGCCACATTTATAAGTTAAGAACTGTTCAACAGTCTAACGATAAAGGAACTTGGTTTGGTTGGGAAGTTAGTAAAGTAGGTCCTGTAGAGGATTCTAACTTGTATCAACAAGCTAAAGCGTTTGCTGAAAGTGTTTCAAGAGGAGACATTAAAGTAAAGCATGGTGAGCCTAATGGATCTGAAAAGACTTCTGAAGCACACTTCTAATTAATACTAGGGGCAAGGTAATACTTGCCCCAAACAACAAGGGCATTTATGGAGAAAGAATTTGCAGAAATATTTAGTGGACTAAAAAGAAATTTTGGTATCGCTTATCTAGACGAATTTACTATTGATGAAAAAACAGGTAAGAAAAAACCAAAAAAATATGGTTGGTCTTTTAAAGAAATAACTGACAAACATTATTCAGATCACATAAAAGGTAAGACATCTATTGGTATTCAACCTTGTGATGATGATGGCATGGCAAGTTTTGGTGCCATAGATATTGATGATACAGAACACAGTTATGCAAATTTTCCATATAAAAAATATTTAGATATTATAAGAGAAAACAATCTTCCGTTAATTCCAGTTAAATCAAAGAGTGGTGGTTTACATTTATATTTATTTTTGAAAGAAAAAACTAAAGCAGTGTTTTTAAGAAATTTTTTAGAAAATTTATTATTTACATTAAAACTAAAACCTAACACAGAGATATATCCTAAACAAACTGAACTTGGATTTGATGAAGAAAAAAAAGAATGGTCAAACGGTCAATATATAAATCTTCCTTACTTTAATGAAAATGAAAGAGTTGCAATTAATTATGATGGAACTTCATTTACATTAGAACAATTTATTAAAGTAGTTAATCATAACAAAAAAACAAAAGAAGAATTAGAAGAGTTTTCGCTTGCCCTTGTGAAAACTGTCTTACAAGGAGGTCCTGATGAATTTAATGATGGCCCTCCTTGTCTACAGATTTTATCAAAAAATGAATTATCAGATGGTAGAGATAGATGGCTCTATAACTACATGGTGTTTGCAAAGAAAAAATATGAAGATAATTGGCAAAACGTTGTTAAAGCAGCACCACAAAAATATTTTATAAAAGATTCTAATGGTGTTGTATTGGATGAATGGGGATCAGAAAAAAAAATAATAGATAAAATTAAATCATGGAGAAAAGATAGTACAAAAGGATATACGTGCAATCAAGAACCTATTGTTAATTTTTGTATGAAACTAGAATGTCTTAAAAGAAAATATGGTGTTGGGTCTGATAGAACAAGAATGTTTCCACCCTTATCTAATTTAGTAAAAATAAATTATCCAGAACCAGAATATACTTTTAATGTTGAATTACCTGAAAGCAAAGGAAGCAAAGCAGTTAGAGCCAAGGATATAAAACAAATAAAAGATCAAGAGGAATTAAGAGCTTTAATAATGAAGACTGCAAATATTTTTGTAGCTAAAGTAAAAGGAGATGATTTTGAAAACGTTATTGCTAAACTATTTCCACCAGTGGAGATACATCAACCACCAAAAGGAACTACTCCTGATGAATTGTTACATGAATATCTTCAGGAATATGTTAATGGACCTAAAGCAAAATCATATGCTTCCTTTAAATCAGGCGCTGTATTAATAGAGGATGGATATGCATATTTCAAGTTTGCAAACTTTTTTAATACTTTAAAAAACAAAGAATGGAAAGAGGGTAAGGAAAGAACAGCTCAAAGAATAAAAGAAAGATATAAAGCAGAGTATGGAATTAAAAAAAGATTTCCAAAATTAAACAATGAAAGCGCTAACTACGAGGCGATAGAAGTTGTAAAAGTAAATTTAAATGTAAAAGAAAATGAGTTGATAAAAGATGTAATGGAAACAGAAATAATAAAAATGAAAGGTAATAAGAACGTATTCTAATGATAAAGAAAGTATTAGGTCCTCCTGGAACAGGTAAGACAATGACACTGTTAAATGAAGTAAATAATTATTTAGTTAAAGGTGTTCCCTTAAATAAAATTGGTTATTTTGCATTTACAAGAAAAGCAGCTGCAGAAGCAAGAGATAGATTTTTAAATATACATAAAAATTATGTAAGATCTGATGTTAAATTTTTTCAAACACTTCATTCATTAGCCTTTCATACTTTAGGTATGAGTGAGGAGAATGTTATGCAACCAGTTCACTATGAACAAATAGGTAAAGAATTAAGTATAAGAGTTAATTATTATTCTGAAGCAGATGATAGTGGTTATCTAAACTGTGATAATGAATACTTTAAATTAATTAATAAAGCCAGAATCAAAAATATATCTATTGAAGATGAGTTTAATACTAATGAATGGAGTAGAGAAATAGATTTTGAATTACTTAATCACATATATGTAAATTTTTTAAATTATAAAGAGTCTTACAATCTTTATGATTATACAGATATGATTACTCAATTTATTAATAACAAAGATAAATGCCCATCTTTTGATGTGGTTTTTATTGATGAAGCCCAAGATTTATCACCCATTCAATGGAAGATGTTTGATATATTAAATGATAAGTCGAAAGATATATTTATAGCTGGTGATGATGACCAGGCTATATTTGCATGGGCTGGCGCTGACGTTAATAGATTTATTGATCAACCGGCAAAAGAAGAAGTACTACAACAGTCCGTTCGTATACCTCAAGCTGTTCAAGAAATTTCAAATATAATATTAGATAGAATACAAGGTAATAGAAAAGAAAAAATATATTTTCCTAAAAAAGATGACAAGGGAAATGTTATTCAAGGTAAAGTAGAATCTATATTTAATTTTGATAATTTAGATATTTCAAATGGTAAATGGTTAATATTAACTAGGACTGTTTATAGAGCATTAGAAATATCAAAACAATTAAAAGAAAATAATCTTTATTATAAAAATACATTTGGAAAAAGTTATAATAGTAAACTTTATAAATCAGTTTTAAAATGGACATCTTTAACCGAAGGTAACGAAATATCTATTGCAGATTGCAAAGATATCTATGAATATTTAGAACAACAGTTTGATGAAAGTAAGTTTGAAAATAAATTAACCGTTAAAATGGAAGACCTTGGTTTTAGTAAGGATATTAAATGGTACGATGCTTTTGTTAATGCAGATCCTAATGAAGAATTTTATATTAGAAGTATGTTATCTAATGGAGAAAAATTATCTGAAGAACCAAGAATAGAAGTATCCACCATTCATGCAGCAAAGGGTGGTGAATGTAAAAATGTTATTCTTGTATTAGATAATGCAAGAAAGATCAGAGAGTCTACTGCTGAAAATGTAGACAAACAAGATGAAGAACATAGGGTTTGGTATGTTGGTGTAACAAGATCTATGGAAAATCTTTATTTATTTAAATCAAAAAAGGAAAGGTATGGTTATCAACTATGATAAAAATAATGGAAATAGAAAATGAAAAACAAAATAATAATTATTTTATAATTTATGAAGCAAATAAAAGGGTTTACACATACAGTGGACACCCCAATGAAATCTTTGATGATTTGCTTAAAACATATAAAGAAATGGAGAAAGTAAATGAGTAATAAAACGTTTTTTAAACAAGTAGGAGGGGCACATTATAAGAAGTATAAGATACAGCCCTCTTTATTTATCAATAAGAATAAGATACTGTTTGCTGAAGGTAATGCAATTAAATATATTTGCAGGCACCAGGACAAAGGAAAGAAACAGGATTTGTTAAAAGCAA